CTCGGTTGGGTTAACGGCACTACCTGCGATATTTGCAGGAACTCTTGGTGTATCAAATCCTTCCACTGCTTCAAGATTTAATTTCTCCCTTGCTTCGTTAGGTGTCATAATACCTGTATTGACCAAAGAAGCATAATATGCTGCTTGATCTCTTAATTCTGGTTGTAGTGATGGAACATTTGTTACATCTTCTACAAGTCTAAAACCAAAGAATCTTTCAAAAGATTTCATTACTTTCTTTACTATTGGTAGTATTGTTTCTAAGTAATACATTCTCTGATTTGGTCTTATATTGGCATTATTACCGCTATCCATAAGAATAGGCGGAACTCCTAATGCTTCAAGAATGATTCTTTCATTTGACTTAATCGCCTCTTGAAAGTCTAATTCTTTAAAATTAACTTCTGTCAAATTATCGACTTCAAGTCCACCATCTAAAAATAGTGGTCTTCTACCTCCAGTGTTTGGATTGTATCTAGCAATCCAAGCCTGCAACATTCTCTCTTTAATTTTCTCAGAAAGAGTGTTAGGTGATTTTAGTACCAATCCTGGTACTGCTCCATTTTTGAAAAAGTTATCTTGAAAATTTCTCATATTTACAAGTAACTGCATTGTTCGATGTGCTGGTTTTAGTCTTGGCACACCTCTATAAATGGAGTGAAAACTGTTCTCTTTTATATGTATAATTTCATTTACTGAGTAGTCAATAGAATTGTCAAAAGAATATCTGCTTACATAAGTATCTTCGTCAGTTTCTATTGTTACTTTATCAGCAGGTAGATGATACATGTGCATACCATCAAAATAGATAAAAATATTTCCATCTATAAGTAAATCTGTGATTAAGTTTCTTTTAAATGTACTAATATCTTGAAATGGGTTTGGTTCTTTATTAAGTAATAAATCTACACGTGTTTTTCTTACATTTTTAAATACAGGTGTCATTCCACCTATTTGATCTTGAACTAGAAAAGGAATATCAGAACAATCATCAACGATCATATTTACTGCTCTGTTTACTACTTCTAGCTGCTCGTATGCATTTTTATAGCTCGTGATATTTTCACGGCTATCTACTGTAAGTCCTTCATTTCTAGAAATTACATATTGTGAAGGATTTAATTTTTCTTCATCTGATTGAACACGTCTGCCCAATAGAAAATCATACCATGCCATATTTATCTCTTTGTTTCTCTACCCATCTTTGCTGTTTTTCAGCAGTTATTAACTTTGGTCGTTTGCCATAAATTGAATGTAATCTTAAATGATGTTTATGGCAAAGTGTTACTGTTTTATTATATATTTGTTCTTTATATTCATCGATAAATGACTCTCGTAGTTTTAGTATGCTTTCTTCGTCATTAATCTCTAATTTATTATCTGCTATCCATTTTTCAAGTAGTTCTGTAAGTCCATAGTAATGATGAAAGTCTAATTCATCAGTAGAACCACAAATGTGACAGGCAGATTCTTTCTTGTACGCAGATTTTGCTTTATCTCTTACGTATTTTACTAAGTCTCTCTTTAATGTCATTTCTATTCTATGTTTCTAATTGTAGCAGAAGTTAGAGATAAAGTCAAGCATTATTTTTTCTAGGTCTCATTAGAAAGTGGTCATGCTAGTTTCAAATGAATAAAGAGCATATCTAAGCGCATCCGCCATGTGTGAGGCAGAATTATGTTTTGGTTTTTCTTTAAGTAAGTTTGGATTTGGATCCCATTGATACTGGTCTAATGCCATCAAAGATTCTACACATTTTGCATCGACTATTAATCGATCATTGTCTATAATTCCTCCAACATGTCCGATACCATCAAGAACTGACTTTTTAGCATTGAGAGTACTAATCTCATAGTTTTGAGCAAAATCATATCGAGTTTGTTGAGCTGCTGAGTCAATATAAATGTAATCAATATCCCACTTATCAATAAGTTTTCGTATTTCTTCTGCGTGCTGTTCAGTAGTTCTTTCACTATCTAGATATTCATCAAGTAAGTAGTATTTCTCTTCTTCCCAGCTATATCCAATAACACAGAACGCTGTTGGGTCTTTGTACCCAACGTCCATTCCTGCAAAAATATCCATTTTTCTTATTTCAAGTTCTGATAAATCTTCAACACATTTTTCATGGTTAAATGCCCACACTTGACCTTCAAACACATTGAAGTCTGCCATGTATTCTTGATTAAATTCTGCTTCTGACATAGTCTTTTTTGCTTCTGCTATATCACTCTCAGAAAGTCGTGGGTTTTCATGATAGGTTGCACGAATAGATGCCCACTCTGGATATTCACTACTAAAACCTCTATGCCAGAACTCTGCAAACCAATTATTTCTACCACGAGGAGTAGATATAAAAAGAGCTTTTGAGTTTGGCTTATCTAATGTCGGACGAAGGGCAATGTTGAAAGCATCTTTGCCGTCAACAAGGGCTGCTTCATCGAATATGATGAGATCATAAGATCGACCCACCACCGAATCAACTTGATTAACTGATCCCATACGAATTGTAGAATTGTTTGAAAGTTCAATAACTTTATCTTTTGCATTGTCTCTTATTACCTCTAAATCAAAGTGCTTAATTAATTGCCTTTGCAAATCAAATGAGATTTGCGATAGTGAGTAGTTTGGGGACATCAATAAAATATGGGAGTTTGGTACTAGAGATACCAACTGTCCTAGTATATTTGCGATGTAAGTTTTGCCTTGCCGTCTTGAAACAGCAGCACACACAAAACGATATTTTGGATTATTTAATCCATTTATAATACCTGTTTGTGAAGTGTTAGGTTGAATTCCTAATAGGTCTAAATAACCTTCGATTGGAAGTTTAATAAATCGTGATTCATCAAATTCCATTAATGAGTCGGACAAAATGTCCTTTCTTGAAATATCTATCATTAGTGTATTGTTACGTCTTCAAATAGTTCAGTGTCAGGTTCGTTTAACATCTCTTTATCTTCACATATTCCATGCAAATATATGAAGCCTGCGCATAAATCCTGCAGCTCTTGTTCTTTTTTAGTTAATTCTTTTTTAGTTGTTAGAGATTTAAGTATTTTTTCACTTTTTTCTTGAAGTACGTCTATCCATATATCTCTAGTATTTTTTTGAAACTTCATTAACCTCTCCTTCTTTTTAGACCTCTAGTAAATTTTTGTGACTTAGGAGGCATCTTTGTTGAACCTCCTTTTCCTGCCCATAAAAATTTGTTTGCCCAAAATGCAGGAGACGATTTACCTCTTGCTATATTTTTGGCATGTCTTGCTTTAAAACTTCGTCTAGCTTCAGGACTGTAATTATGTCCCATGCCTTGTGCACCAAAGCGGATTATTTTAAGTTTGCCACCGACTTTTGTAGCAACAATTGCTTTCTTTGTCTTATGTTTTGGTGTAAACTTTGGTTTATTAAGACGAGTCAATCCTGCTCGTCTTAATCTTGCTTTTTCCGCTTTTGTTAGTGCCATTACTCTTTCTCTTCTGATAGTCCACCTGCTAAGTAATCTGCTCCTGATGCGACTTCATACTCAGCGATTGCTATTTTATCTGTCCACCATGTAGGTAGTGAAGTTTCTGCTTCTGGTAAATTATCAAGTATCATCTGACACTTTCTCATAATGTTTTCACATTTTCTTTTTGCAGATGCAACATCAGTATGTCCATCTTTTTCTATGACAAAAAGTTTACCGTCTTTAATGAAACCTCTCACTATCTTCTCCTACGAGTCCTTTTTACAGGTCTAGGGTTTAGTGTTTTACCGTGTCTAGGTCCAATAGCTTTTGTTCCAGTTGGTGCATATCTAAATGCTTCATATCCTACCATATTTTTTGTATTTACTGGAACTCCTGCAGCGTTATTCATATCTCTAGTTACACCTCTTTTTAATTTATGTTTTCTTAATTTTGAAGTGTTATGAATACTTGGGCCTACTAAAAATCCGCCTTGTCTAGCCATTCTTTTTCCTCTTTAATGCTCTACGATAAACTCCGTGAGAGCTACCTGGCATAAATCTCTTATCAGAACCTCTTCCATGAGAATGTATGCCTCTTAATCCTAGCCTTCTTGCTCTCTTACGAGCTTTTCCAGCTGTTTTAAATACATCTTTATTTCTTATGTATCTTCTATGTGTTTTTCTGTTTACTGCCATAATAAAAGTCCTAATATTATTTGCGTCGCCTTTTTAATACTTTTTTACCTAACTTGATGCGCCTTGCAATCAATGAATTAGGAACTCGCTTACCCTGTTTGTACAAATCAGAAATACGTTTTATAACTTTTGCTAATGCACTACTTCCTTCATCGTACTTTCTAGGTACTCCATGTTTACTATATTGTACTTTTCTTCTACCTTTTCTTTTTTGTGCCACGTTTCTTTGTTACTGTTCTCTTTCTTTTGATGTCATTATCTTGTGAATGACCTCCTCGAATAAAAGAGTTTACTCGGCCAAAAGCCCATTGACTCATAGACACTCCTGGTCTAGAACCTGAACTTAGAAAAGCGCCTTGTCCTCTTCTATATACTCTTGAAAGCTGTCCATAAGTAAATCTACTATTTTTTGCTTTTCTTTTAAGAGTATTTTGAACACTCACACTGAGTGTTTTTCTCTTTACACCTTTTCTTTTAACTGGTGTCTTTCTTTTTCTCTTTACCGCCACCTCTTAACTCCATTAATCGGACTCGATCTTGCTGTATTATTACAGGCACTGGGGTATTGTTATTTCCTCCCTTAGTAAAGGTTGGGTGAGACCATAAATATTCACATGTATTCTGACAATCATTTAGAGATGCCACATATTCGTCAATCGCATCAAGCGTTAGGTCATCACCCAGTAGATATACTATCACCTCCCAAGGTAATGTTTCAAAGTTTTGTTCATTTAATACTAAGATGTTTTCATCGAAGTCTGTTATTTTAGTAGTTCCATCAAGATAACTTTGATAACTCCATGGACATACTTTTTTTATAGAGTGAAAGTATTGTAACCAATTAACCTCTACTTCTTTTTTTCTTACCACGTTTCTTTTTCTTACCCATTCCTTTCTGCTTCTTCAGAATAGCGTCTCTTAAACCTTTTGGTAACTTCATTTGTTTCTTCGTTAGTGCCATTTATATTCTCCCACT